GTAGTATCCACGAAGTCATCGTGTTCGCCAACAGGAAATGCTGCAATCTCTTCAATTACTTCGCGTGCCCAACGAGTATCTGGCGCCCATACTTTACCACTAGTGAACAGGTCAGCTACCGCATTTAACCTGACCATCTTATCGTTGCCCCGGGATGGAGTAAATTCTTGCACGGGTATGCCAATTTTACGCAACTCTTGAATTAACGGTGCGCCTGATGCTTTTTTCTCAATAATGAACGCATCTGGTTCCCACTCTTTGTAGTGCTTTAGTGCCATTACTTTCAAGTCTGGAAACGTCATCCGTTCCTTAAACGCATCAAGCAAGATGACATTTGGGTTGCCTTTGTCCTCGTTGCTATAAAACACGCCCCATGTTGTGCATGCGGAATAGTCAGATGTAGTCTTTGTTTCAAACGCCGTATCCCAAGACTGGATGATGTACTCACACTTGGGGGGATCATCGCCTTCCCATATTTTCCAATCTTTTCTCGACACCAGCGCCGCCATATCTGAGGTCGGATTCTGCATGTACTGAGCGTTCCAGTACCGTGGGTCGATGGATGCTTGTGTATTTTTTAACGCATCTAGGCTCCACTGCGCAGGCCACAAGGATTTCTCGTGGTCGGTACCGGCATCAAGAATGGCAGGCAACTCTACTATTTCCCAAGGTATGGTATCTGGGTTTTTTATCTGGTAGTCAATCAATCGCCCTGTCAAGTCCAACAGACTCCACCTTGTCATCACAATAATAATTGCACCACCTGGCATCAGACGTTGTAGTGGTCCTGTTTGCATCCAACCCCAAGCTTTATCAAACGCAAGGCGGCTGTTTGCCTTCATATCTTGTTCAGAATGGGGGTCATCAATAACAAATAGATCTGCACCACGACCTGCAAGAGCGCCGCCGACACCAGCAGCGTAATACTGACCACCAGAAGCAGTAGACCATTTGCCCGCTGCTTTTTGGTCATCTGAGACCAACGTGTCTGGAAATATCTCACGGTACTCCTCCGAATCTATCAAATTCCTCACTCTCCTACCAAAGTCTTCGGAGAGAGACGCCGTATGTGTACCCATAATAATCTTCTTCTCAGGGTAATTACCTAAAAAGTAAGCTGGAAACAGGTAGCTAGAGAACTCAGACTTACCCATACGAGGGGCTATGTTGATAATCACGCGCTTTTTCTTGCCATCTACCACGTCCTGGAAGATCTTTGCCAGTTTTTTGTGGTGTGGTCCGACTTTAAAGCCTGGATATACGCGTTTTGCAAACTCAATGGGATCGGTTTTGGCTTTATGTAGCCCAACGCGGTGTTCTTTTTTATTTAAATCGTCAAGAAACGCTAGCTTTTCGCCCTTGGTCATGTCTTTCAAGGCTTTTTGCGCTGCTAGCGCTTGTTCTGGGGTTAAGAAGTCGAGGTTCATTCGTCTTCTTTGGGTTTTGTTTTAATAATCTCTGCATCTACCACATCGACTGTACCCATGTACTTGCCAAGCTTCTCTTTAATACGGGCGTCCAGCTCTTCGTCTGTAACGTCTTCGTTCTTTATGGCGATTCTGTCTGTAAACAAAGCTACCTCAGTCACCTTACCCAACAACTCTAACGCTTTTAATCTGATTCGGGCGTCGGGGTGCTCGGTTTCTTTTACTATCTTTGCCACTGACATACTGCGCAGCTCTTCTGCTTGTTCAACAAACTTCCACTGGTAGGCCGTCACCATACCAACAGCTGCCTTTATCTCTTCTGGCAAGTCTAGCTGCAGTAGTCTTTCTTTTGATCGGGGGTCTTGCTTGATGAGGGCGTTGAATGTATCGGCTACTTTTTCCTGCTGAGCTTGAGTCAGGATCTCGTCGTCTTCGTCATCAAACGCTTTTAACCATTCACTGGTTTTGGACTGTGCACTTAGGGTTTGTGCGGGGGTGAGCGTTTCTAAAGGGGTAAAGGATGTTTGATCTTGTATAAGATCAGGTGTGTAGTCTGCGGCGGATGCTGAAACTAGATGTTCTAAAAACAAAATAAATCAATCCCCTTTGGTTGCGTGTGGTGCTCACGATATTGTCTGGATTATATATTGTTTTTGATTTGTGATGTATAATTTTTACATCAGGTGGTTTTTACTCCTTCGTTTGACTCCTGATTCCTCGTGAGTATTAGTTTAAGCCCCGGTAACCCCGGGGCTTTTTTTGCTTTAATTAGCTTTGCGTGTATTAAAGAGGTCTTTAATACTGGAGAACATGTAGTTGTACCAGAACTCGTTTACTTCTTTGATACGTTGTGCCAACTCTTCGTACTGCTTGGTTTGTTTTGTGAAATCAAACATGGTTTTTCCTTTAGTTGTTAGGTTCCGTTTTGGAACCTTTTGTGTAGTATATTACACATTTTATTGCAGTGCAGCATATGTACACTTTTTGGCTTTTTTTAGACACGTTTTGTAGACATGTATATTATTTGCAGTTTTGTAGACATATTGTTGGGTTATGTGCAGTTTTGTAGACATTTACTTTGTTATTGGCTTTGTATTTACTTTGTTGTTGACATGGGATTGTAAAGTTTTGGTTTATAAATAAGTCTATAAGTACACTAATGGTGTACTTATACGTGATTTACTAAACCTTACAAAATTGCCCGATCGGGAAGATTTTCCTATTTTTGCCTACTTTTTCTTACATTCTTCCCGTTCGGGAAACTTTTTTATACCTATAGGTATCTTTTAGAGTACTGTTTTTATACCCATAGGTATCTTTTTTTGTAAAGTTTTATGAAATTATTGTAAAGTTTAAGAAACAAATTGTAAAGTTTTGTTGTATAAAGTTTGACATAAAGTGCATGAATTTTTAATAAAATTTTGTTGTAAGGCGTTGATTTTATACACAATTTGACATTTTTTTAATTTGCGGCTGAGGAACAGTGATCTCCGTCGCACGCCTGCACGACCACAATAACGGGGGATGGGATACGGGTGGGGTTCGCCATAGGGCAAATCGTAGTTCTCCACAACCCATTGTGGTATAATAGAGGTATCGATTGGGAGATGTTCTCCCATTGATCTGTACGCCGAGCCAGTTGCTCGGCTTTTCTTTTGGAGATTTAAAACATGAACGCATTAAACAAACAAGTAGCTATCCAACTAACAGTAACTGCACAACACATTGCAGTAAGCAAACAGTTACGCAACGAGATGCTCAAGACCAAGCCGTTGTATGACAAGGCAAGCATAGAGGAACAGCTTGCCACACGCATTAAGTTCGCTGAGCTTATTGGGAAAGAGAATGGTATCAAGCCCATCATGAACAACCGAGGTGATGTAGGCTTTGACCGCAACACCAAGAAGGGAGATGCCGCACGCAATATGCTCAAGTATTACTTCCCAAGCAAGCCTAAGCAAGCCACGCCTACCAAGAAGGTCAGCAAGCAAGTAGATGAAGCCGAGGAATTGCTCAAGAAGTTGTACGCACTTAACAAGAAAGCCCAAACCCGCTTTATCGCTTTGCTTGAGCAAGACGGCGTTATCTAATGGGAGAACTTCTCCCAAACGTATTGGACAGAATCTGTGGAGATGGGCGAGGAAGCGAGGCTTCTCTGCGATTCTGTTTGTTGTCAAACTAAGGAGCAACACCATGACGCAATTTAGTAGCTTTATCGTATGTATGCTTTACCACGAGGGCAAGTCCCCCGAATACATTGCTAAGTATTTAAAAACCCAAGTATCAACCGTCGAAGCCGTATTACAACAACACTACAAAGGAGTATCACCATGCAAAACCTAAACCAATCAATCAACAACGCTATCACCATGAAGATCAACGACTGGTGCGTCATACACAAGGAAGATGGCAAGGTCACTCAACCACCAGTATTGGTGACATCATACAAACGAGGGGTCAAGCTCATGAAGAAACAAGGCGGTAATGCTGGGTTCAATTCAGGTTGGTTCGTCACCACTACCTTTGCGCTTACTCGTGCTAAATGGGCTTGATACTTAGTTCTCTGCAACGTGTTGTGGAGTGTATAGGTTTGAGGGTGATTTCGCCAATAGTCCACCATTTAAGGTCATATGGACACCAAGTGGACACCCTCAACACTATGCGCTATAAGGCACGGGCAAGTATCATACCTATTTATATATATATAAACACAAACACATTT